TTTTTTCTTCAGAAAATCAAAAAAGCCCATAATTATATTTATTTAAAAATCAATTTATTACAAAAATATAACAAATAAAAATAGAAAAAAGTTCTGTAAAAATTTGGTATATACAGAGCAATGTTCTATCTTTGCACCGTCAAAATGCAACGTTACTATTAACGTTGCAAAAGTAGTAAATAATATGAGATTAACAAGCGAAGCAAGTAAATTAATTAGTAGTCAGATGGCTGATTTTTCAAAAGAAGTTAAAAAGTCGCCGGTAACAATTGGACACTGGTTGTATATGCGACCTTATATGTTTCTGAAGATAGAAAATTACAACCCTTTAAAGAAGTTCGCTAAAACCGACAATATAGATGATTTGTTCGAGTTTGAGAGCGAAAAAGAGAAAGAAACACTACTTAATAAGTATAGAACCTTGAGATATGAACAAGCAACAACAAATACGAATCTTAAAAAGTAAGGTAAAAGAATTAGAGACTACAAAGCTATGTCTCGAAGGCGCAATAAGAACTCTTGCAAATGAGATTATTCGTACTAATGACGAGCTTGCTATTGTGGAAGGTAGCAAGCCGTCTTCTAAAAGACAAAAGAAAGTGGTAGATATATCAAAGTATGAAGCGCAATTTTTTGCTGAATGCGAACGCTACCGACAAAACAGCTAACAAAAAAAGCGGCACTATCCCAGCACCGCCTTTTGAATATTAATCTTAATTAATTTTTTAATACGATGGCAAAATTACAACAAATGAATGAGATGACCAAACAAAATAGCCAAATTCTTCTATGCAATGGCTATGTAACCTACGAGGGCAAACGTTATTCCGATTGCGTGCCCTTTGAGCAAGAGGCGTTTAACAAGGCTCTGCACGTGGTGCGAGGCGGTAAGAAACGCAATTCTACTTCTGTAAAACTTTTCACAACAACAAAAGAGAATTACACCCCCAGCGGCAAGGTAAGTAAGGCTATGTTTGATTGCTTGATAAGTAAGGCATACGCTGATGAGGATAGTACAACGGACTATTTTGCTATCACGGCTACTCACGGTATATATCACTTATGGGTCGCTGGTGAATGGGTACGTGATGAGAATGCGAACCGCTCAACAATTGCTATAACTTATAATGATAGTTATGTAATGTACAAGGGTGAGTTTTACGAATTGAAATTTACAAATGAACAAAAGAGCAAACTTCTTGACTTATTGAGCAAAGTGTATGAACGCCTTGAAAAAGAATATGAGGATGCTCGTTGGGCTGATTGTTACGAAACTGAAAGCTCAATGGCATACACGCACGAAATGAACAATCTCACTGATGATTGGTATAGTTTAACCCTTTAAAATCTTACAACTATGAAAGAGCAAATCACAACCTTAGAATTAGATAAGTGCTACCGAGTGAAGTATGAGAGTATTAGCTGGTGTATTAGAGTTTATGAGGAGTTTTTGTTTGGTAAATACTCATCATTAACAGCAATAAGAGTAGATAATTCGGGTATTAATACCAGAGAATTACTAATGCCTGATTCATACCAAGATAGCAAGTATAACGTGCAAGAGATTAGCAATAGTGAATTTATGCACGAGTTTCGAGCTAAGCGCAATGAGATTAACAAACTAATAAAAAAGATGTCTTAAAACGGCTTAATAAAGAGCCTCTACCAATAATAAGTGCCGTGTTATTCTTGAAATCTGGAAACTTAAAAAATAACAATAACGCACGGCACTTTATTTTAAGAAAAGTAATAACCTAAAAAATAAAGAAAAATGAACAATATTAATTTTTATTTAGCTGAAGAATTTCTTACTGAATTTCTTTATAACGAATCAACTTTTAATGAATTTGAAAGCATTCTACAAATCGACAAGGTAGAACAAACATTAACAGGCATAATCGTATATTACACCACAAGCACCGATGGGCACGAATACGATAGTAAAAGAGAGTACGAAACAAACTATCTTCAACTATTAGGGTGGTTGTACAAAAAGTTAAGCAAAAAGTAATAACCTAAAAACAAATGAATATGAGTTTAATTAAGAAAGCAAATGAATTAACAATTCAGACGAAAATCAAAGCCCTAATCTATGGGCAGGCAGGTACGGGAAAGACTACCCTTGCACTATCAGCACCAAAGCCGCTACTTTTTGACTTTGATAATGGCGTGCACCGTGTGAATTTCGCACACTTACAAGATGTGGACACTGTACAGATACGTTCCTATCAAGATTTTTTGGACGTACTTAACAATGAAAACCTTGCACCTTATGAAACCTTTGTTATTGATACTGGGGGCAAAATGTTAGACTTTATGGGCGAGTATATCATTAAGAACAATCCTAAAATGGGGCGTGCTAATGGTATGCTAACATTGCAAGGTTTTGGAGAGCGAAAAATGATGTTTTCAGCACTTGTAAAACGTATTAGCATAATGAATAAGCACGTGGTATTTGTTGCTCATAGAGAAACAAAAACAGAGGGCGACGATACTCGTTACATTCCTCAATTTGGAGGGACAAACTATGACAACCTTGTAACAGAGTTAGACCTTGTAGGGTATGTAGAGGCGCAAGGGCGTGAACGTACAATCACCTTTGACCCTACCTCACGAAATGATGGTAAGAACTCGTGCAACTTACCTCCATTGTTCAAGATACCTACTATCATTGACGAGCAGGGTAACCCTACTGCGCCTAACGACTTTTTCACAACGCACGTAATTGAGGCGTACAATGCACGATTGGAACAGCATCGCAAGGCTAATGAAGCATACCAAAAGCTCATTAAAGAGATAGAGGACAATATATCGGTTATAACAGATATAGACAGCCTCAATGAGACCGCACAACGCTTGCAAGAATGGCAACATATCGGCAACTCTAAAGTGATTGCTGGTCGCAAACTCAATGAGAAGGCGGCAACTTTAAATGCGAAGTTTAACAAAGATAGCAAGCAATATGAAGCAGTATAACATATATCCTACGTTGTTGGATAGTTTCACGAACTATCTTAATTCATCGGTAATCTATCAGCAGTTTTGGGGCTCATCTGAAGCCCCAACGCTGACAGAGGAAGAATACGAGCGACAATCCTTTCAAGAACTCATTAACCGCATTAATAGAGTGCCTTTTGAAAGTGAAGCAGCTGACAAGGGTACAGCATTCAATGAGGTTGTTGATTGCATAGTTGAGGGTCGCAAAAGTACTAAGATAGATATTCACAGCGAAGGCGATTTGATAACAGCGGTAATTAATGGCAGGCAATTCGTATTTTCAAAGGAACTTGCTAAGAGCATAGCAACACCTTTGAAAGAGGAAAATGCACTTACTCAATACCGAGTTGAAGGTACTATCAGCACTCAATATGGTGAAGTATTTTTGTATGGCTATTTAGACTATTTGCTGCCCTTTAAGGTGGTAGATTTAAAGACAACGAGCAAATACAATGCTTTCAAGTATCGCAATAACTGGCAACACATTGTATATCCTTACTGTTTAAATCAGCAAGGTATTGAGATAACCGATTTTGAGTATTTGGTTACTGATTTTAAGGGTGTGTATAAAGAGACTTATACATATATGCCTAAGTTGGACACGGCACGATTAAAGGAGGTATGCGAGCGTTTTATTGAGTTTTTAGAAAGCAACCGAGAACTCATTACTGACAAGAAAATATTCAATGAACAAACTGCGAATGAGCACAAGGACTATCTTAACCGATAGTATGGAAATCATTATAGTAAAACCAGTAGTCGTGAGGTTTTCGCACCAAAGCATTTTAGTAACGGCTTTTTTTAGTAAATGAAAACAGTATTTAGAGTCGGAATGGGGGTCTATGACCAATTAAATTTTCCTAATAAGGAAGGAAAAGTTGAAGAAATATACATCAGCGACGAAGAAGAGTATCCTATAGTGTCTTTTGGTGAAAGGGAAAGGGTTTGTTATAGTCCTGATGGTAGTTTATCAGATCGTATTACAAAAACCCTTTCAACAAAACCATATAAAGTAGTGTTTGATGGCTTTGAACAAAAAGCACCTGCACCAACTTTTGAGGAAGCTGTAAAGTGGTTAGAATCCACTGAAGGTACAAATATAATGAATAATAGTGTTTTCTTAACTAAAGGAAACTATTATACAAATCTTAATGAGTGTATGGAAGCTCTCAGAAAGCTAATTATTCTAAGAGATTATTATAATGAAGGTTGGCAACCTGATTGGAATAATAGACAAAGAGATAAATTCGGTATAATGGTGGATAAAAATATGTTGTGTAAAGAAAGTTTCCAATCTAATAACAAGCCCCTTGCCTTTAAGTCAAGAGAAATCCTAGACCGCTTTTTTGAAGAACAAAGAAAATTATTAGAAATAGCAAAACCTTTATTATAATCAATAAATTCAAATAAAAATGAAAAAGTACGTAATTAAATTTGAGCACATGGAAGAAAGTACTTACACGGCTATTGTAGAAGCAGAAAGCTATGAAGAAGCGATGGATATTTTTAAAGAAAGTCCGTTTGACTATCTTGAAGATGAAGAACCTGATAGTGTACAAGGACTCACTTATCACGTTAGCGAAGTAACTGAAGATGGTAAGTTTGTTTATAGAAATTCAAAGAATTTAGTAGCTATGTATCAATAATTTTGTAGGGGGTAGTAACTCCTATTGCTACCCCCTATATTAAAAACAACAACAATAATAATGGAAATACAAGGACGAATTAAAACAATATTTGCCACCGAATCAGTAGGGCAAAACGGCTTTCAAAAGCGCGATTTAGTAATCACAACGGAGGAGCAATACCCTAATGATATTATCATTCAGTTCACACATAGCAAGTGCGCATTGTTGGACACCTTACAAGTAGGGCAAAAGGTAAAAGTACACTTTTACTTGCAAGGAAGAGAATGGACAAATCCGCAAGGTGAGGTTAAGTACTTCAATACGGTATTAGGTTGGAAAATAGAACTCATTCAAACCACGAATGTAGCACAACCTCAATGCCAGCAACCTACACCACAATACCAGCAAGCCCCCCAAGGTTACCAGCAACCTCCCCAAGGTTACGCACCGCCTCAACAAGCACAAGCGTACCCACCACAACAAGGGCAACCGCAATATCAGCAGGGACAAATGTTTAACCAGTACGGACAAGCACCCGCACAAGGGGACGGTGTACCATATTAAGGAAAAATAAAAGCAAGTATCAATTGGGATAGTAGCAGGTTCGAGTCCTGCCTTGCTTTCAAAATAAAGACAAAATGAAAAATTTAAATTTAAAAGAAGTAAAAGAGTGCTTTGAGTTATACAAAGTTGCTTTTAACAAAAAACCTTATGTCAGTAATCTTGCAAAGGAGTTAGGTGTCAAAACTACAACATTAATGAAGTTTATAGTTGAAAATGATAAGCATTTTCAATTGTATACCGATAAGCAAGGTACTTATATTTCACAAGTGTATGTCGAGTTGAAAGATAGAGAAGGTACGAATGAATATGTTGAGTACAATAAGCAAAAGTACAAAAACACAATATTCCTCAAAGTAGTATATTATGACTACACTAACGATGTTATATTTCATTATGTAGAACAAGACTCGGCAGATGATAAAAGGTCAGATGAATGGCGCAATACAAGCGATAAAATGACCAAAATAAAACAATATTTAGGTCAAAATACGTTTACTGGGGGAGGCATTGGTGATAGTTATACAAGAAAGTATGATAATTATTTGTCAAAGGAAAATATAAAGCTACTTATGTCGCAAGGGTGGAAGTTTGTAAATTATAATGAAAAAGCTGATGAATAACAATGAAAAAGATAACCATTCCGAGTAACGTAAAAAACGGCAAATTAGTGCAAAATCGCAATCTTATACAAAACGCTATAGCCTCATTTGAAGATACAAATATCAATATCACCATTGAGAGGCGAAGCAAAAAAAGAAGCGTACAGCAAAATGCTTTCTATTGGGGTGTTTGGATACCAATCATTCAGCAGGCTATCAATGATACTTGGGGCGAGTTTTACCCTCCTAATGAGGTGCATAATGTACTAAAAGCCTTGTGTAATTATGAGGAGCGTCCTAACCCTGCTACTGGTGAGATACAACGAGTACCAGTGAGTAGCACCAAGTTAAGCACCTACGAATGGGAGAAGGAGTTTAAACAACAAGTAAGGCAGATGTGTATGGATAATTTCAATCTTGATTTGCCTGAACCTGATAATGAGGAATAAGCAATTTTTATCCCTCGTTAAGCAAGGATAAAAACAAGTTATAAAGTATTGATTTTCAAAGTGAAGATATAAATAAGCAAGTTTTAAAGTAAAATAAGCAATGAAAAAAGAAACAGTAAGCCGATTTAATGAGGAGACATTCACTACCTCAGACCTTACCGCCTTAAAAGGTAAATACCTAACTGAAAATCTTTATCGCCGTTGGGAAGAAAAATTTGTTGATGAGGATACAGGCGAGTATGTCCCTATTGAGCGCAGGGAAATTATCCTTTATCAAGGTGAAGAACTAACTGATGACAACCTGCAAACTATCAAATTCTTTATGGATAGCGGCGAACTAAAAGAAGTGTCAGTTAGCAACCTACAACGCTCGGCACGATTGGTAGGAGGTAGTGCTACCATTTGGACGGCTGTGGTAGATGATAATGACAAAAAGCGCACGTTTTACCTGTATGCCAATAGTGCTGCCGTAGCACAGCAAATCATTACCGACTACGTGGAGCAGCATTATAAGGGAACGTTTGAAATAAAATCACTCAAAGAGCAGCAGTATTTTACCCTTGTATCGTTGGCAAAGAAAAACAGCGATGAGGAGCAAAATAAGTTCTATCAGATAGAGGTAGAAATAATGGTAAATAAAGAATCTTATCCAATGCGCTTTTTAGTGAAAGCACCTAATGCTGAAGAAGCAAAAGTATTAAGCGAGGCGTTTTACGAAACTTATATGCGAGTGGCTGAAGAGGATAAAGAATTACCTCCTTATACAATGACTTTGCTATCGGCGAAAACGCTGAATGTAGAGGCGGTAATAGACCACCAGTTTTGCAAGGAATATATAGATAAGAGCAAAGAAACGTTGTAATTTTATCCATTGTGCACCCCGATAGGCAAGCACTCACGTTCGAGCCGTGAGCGGGGACTAAAACAAATGAATTGATAATTATGGTATACGGATATATTCGGGTGAGTTCCGATAAACAAACAATAGAGAACCAGCGATTTGAAATTACAAACTTTTGCGTGAAGAAAGGGTTGTTAATAGATGATTGGATTGAAGAAACTATTAGCGGAACAAAAAGTTATAGCAAACGCCAATTGGGCAAGTTGCTAAAAAAAGTAAAAAAAGATGATATTATTATCTGCAGTGAACTGTCACGGTTAGGGCGTAACTTGTTTATGATAATGGAAATTCTCAATATATGTATGACTAAAGAGTGCCGTGTATGGACTATTAAAGACAATTACCGCTTAGGAGATGATATACAGAGCAAAGTGCTTGCTTTTGCTTTTGGTCTATCAGCCGAGATTGAGCGTAACCTTATCAGCCAACGTACTAAAGAGGCGTTGGCACGCAAAAAAGCAGAGGGAATGGTACTTGGTAGGCAAAGAGGTTTCCGCTGTAGGCTCAACCAAAAATGTACCGATAAACACGAATGGATCGTCAAAGAATTAGAAAAGGGTACGCAGAAAAAAATCATTGCCAAAAAACTAAAAGTATCAAAGACAACCTTCTATCGTTACCTCGTATATACAGAACTTTATACACCTGTAAATTGTCAACAAGAAGGATGGAAAGAATATGGAATATATCATTAAATAAAAATTTGCAGAAGATTTTTATGTAAGTAGTTACGAAAAAATGAAAACACTATATAAATCAATCATAGAGACAGCAGAACAGGCGGGAATAAAAGTACTTTCAGATGCACGCTGTTGTCAGTTATTAGCGTGGGTGTTGGAGATAGGAGGTTATACAGAGGAAAGTACTCATAATTTCAAACTTAATCAAGATATTCATATAGCGCAAAAACGCCTGAATATATTAGCAGGAGAAACACCTAATACTGAACTGCTAACCATATTTCAGAAGTATCATTCAGAACTGCTAAACTTTTTAAACAAAAAGACAAAAAAGCCTCAATGGCTAATAGACTTTGAAAATTACTATAAATTAAAACCTTACAAAAATAATTAACAACCCGATTTGAGATGAGATTGAGTGCGCATAAATCTTTTTTTAAATCTCTAATTTCAAATCAAAAAATGAACGAGTATCAAGAATTTTTAAAGAACAAAATCAAAATTGCTCCTAAACAAGGGTTTGAGTGCTCACTCGATGAGATTAACCCTCGTATGAAGCCCCACAACAGATTAATGGTAAAATGGATGGTCGAAGGCGGTAGGCGTGCTTGTTTTGCCTCTTTTGGGCTTCATAAGACCGTTACCCAGCTGGAAGCGGTTAGGGTAGTCCTTCAAAAGTTAGGAGGGGGCAAAGGGCTAATAGTATGCCCGCTATCCGTACGACAAGAGTTTGTCGAGGACTCTAAGAACATTCTCGGCTGGGAGGTAGCCCCTAAATTTATACGCCGTATTGAGGAAACGGACGATAAAGACGGTATCTACCTAACCAATTATGAAAGTATCAGAGACGGCAAATTAGACCCTCGACACTTTCAAGTGGCAAGCCTTGATGAGGCGAGTATCCTCAGAGGATTAGGAGGCTCTAAAACATTCCGTGAGTTTATGAGGTTATTTACAGGTGATGCCGGGCCAATGCAACAGCGCAGAGTAGCGGACAACATCAAATACCGATTTGTAGCCACAGCCACTCCCTCCCCTAATGATTATATAGAGTTATTAGCGTATGCCGACTTCTTAGGGGTAATGGACGTATCACAAGCTAAAACACGCTTCTTTAAACGTGATAGTACCAAAGCAGACAAACTCACTTTGCACGCTCATAAAGAAGAGGAGTTTTGGTTATGGGTGTCCTCTTGGGGGCTTTTCGTTACAAAGCCTTCTGATATTACCCAAAACGAAGCAGACGATATGGGCTACATACTCCCCGACTTAGATTTGCGTTGGCACGAAATACCTACTAACCACGAAAACGCAGGGGTAGAGAAAGACGGACAAGGAAAGTTGTTTAAGGATACAGCACTGGGGTTACAACAATCAGCACAAGAAAAACGCGAATCGTTAGACGACCGTATCGCTAAAATGTTAGAACTCCGTGCTGAAGACCCTGAAGCACATCGTGTAATATGGCACGATTTAGAGAGCGAGCGTAAGGCGATTGAAAAGGCTATCCCAACACTAAAATCAATATACGGTTCTCAGGACTTTGAAAAGCGTGAGGAGATAATAAAGCAATTTTCTTATGGAGAGTTACAAGAGTTGGGAGCAAAGCCCGTAATAGCAGGCTCAGGGTGTAACTTTCAACGGTATTGCAGTTGGGCAATATACTTAGGGATAGGTTACAAGTTTAACGACTTTATCCAATCTATACACCGCCTGCAACGTTTCCTACAGAAAAACGTGGTGCGAGTAGATTTAATCTATACCGAAGCCGAACGCAATGTGCGTAAAACCTTAGAAAACAAGTGGAAAAACCATAACAAACTGGTAAAGAATATGATTGAAATAATTAAGAAATACGGATTATCTCATTCAGAGATGGCGCAAGTACTTACACGCAAAATAGGCGTGGAGCGTATTGAGATAAAGAACAACTACTACCACATCGTAAACAACGACAATGTAGTAGAATTAAACCCTAACGAGAACCCTCACGCACTGAAAGACAATAGTGTAGGGCTTATCCTTACCTCAATACCTTTCAGCACTCAATATGAGTACTCGCCTAATTATGCTGATTTTGGACACTCTGAAAGCAATGAGGAGTTTTTTAAACAAATGGACTTCCTTACCCCTAATTTATATCGTGTGTTACAACCTGGCAGGATAGCGGCTATACACGTAAAAGACCGTATCGTACCAATGGGGCTATCAGGAATGGGCGTACAAACTGTCTACCCTTTTCACGTAGATTGCATACAGCACTACACCAAGCACGGCTTCGCCTATATGGGTATGAAAACCATTGTTACTGATGTGGTTCGTGAAAATGGTCAAACCTACCGATTAGGCTGGAGTGAGCAATGTAAAGATGGAACTAAGATGGGTGTAGGAATGCCTGAATATCTCTTATTATTTAGAAAGCCTGCAACCGATAAAACTAACGCTTATGCTGATGAACCAGTTGTTAAGAGCAAAAGCGACTACACCCGCGCAAAATGGCAGATAGATGCACACGGATTTACACGCTCATCGGGTAACCGCTGTCTAATGCCCGAAGAATTGGCTAAACTACCTCACGACGCAATTTTCAAAGAGTACAAACGCTTTTCATTAGAAACAGTTTATAATCACGACTTCAATGTAAAGATAGCCGAAACATTAGACCTGCACGGCAAACTACCCACCTCGTTTATGCTCTTACAGCCTCAAAGCTGGAGTGATGAAGTTTGGACGGATGTAACCCGTATGCTCACCCTCAATGGATCACAATGGAGTAAAGGAAAAGAAATGCACTTGTGCCCAATGCAGTTTGACATTGCCGACCGTGTAATTGAGCAGATGAGCAATAAGGGAGATGTAGTATTAGACCCCTTTGGAGGGCTAATGACAGTACCCTATCGTGCAGTACTTAAAGGTCGTTATGGAGTAGGTTTTGAACTCAATCCACAATACTTTTTAGACGGCGCAGCCTATTGCGAGGCAGCAAAACAAAAAGTAAGTATGCCAACGCTTTTTGACCTTATAGAAGAAGCAGAGGCAGAGCAAAAACAAGCAGTCTAATACATCATTCATTTGTCTCCCCTCGTCTTTGGCGAGCGTTATCATTTGGCGTGCCATTGTCCAGAGAGCAAGTCAAGGGCAAGGGGAGTTTTTTAATACCTACACTATGGAAAGAGAAACATTTGTTTTTTACAAGGATTGGTTGAATGTTATTCGGGATTTGCCAAGTGAGGTTCAGTTGGAAGTTTATCAGGCTATTGCGGAATATGCCATATACGGTA